TTGATGGCCTCGTCTTCGTCATAGCGCATGTTGTACACGAACTGACGAAGCACAATGGGTTTGACCACATCGCTGTCGATGTGCATCACGACTTGGCGAATGCCCTTGCCCGCCGCGCCCATGAGCATAGACAGGCCAGACGACGTGCGGCCAGCGCCCTGCACGTTCAAGTCGCCGTAGACGTAGGCCGGGATGCCCGAGTGGTCGTCGGCCAGACGGCTGAACTTCTCGTAGACGCCCACCAACTCGGTGGCCCGTGAGTCGGGCTGCGTGAACCGGATGGCCGGTGCGCTCGAACCCACCGGGTCGTTGATGGTCTGCCAGATTTTCCAAGGCGTCAGTGTGGTGATGTCCTCGTTGGGCGGCAGGCGCTCGACGTTGACCTCGACCTGTGGGCCAGACGAGATGCCCATGTTGTTGACCAGCGCACGGGCAGCGGCGTTGCACACGCCCTGCAAGTCTTCGATGATCTCGGGTATACCCTTACCCCAGAACGCGCCGGGGCACTTGATGAACGAGGTTTTGGCGTAGGGCTTCTCACCCAGCGGGTCATAGTTGAGCACCGCCTTGATGACGTAGTTGCCCACTATCCAGACGTTGGCATCGTACTCGCGGGCTTCGTCGGGCACTTCGTCTGCGGTCAGACCCCACTCGATGAGCATCTTGCCGCTGACCTTGCCCCAGAACTCCAGCGCGTCGTACTCGGTGGTTGGGCGCATGTAGGCGTAGTACTTGCGCTCCTCCTCGTCCTTCTGGAGTTCCACGTCTTCGTTGATCCACGAGGTGCCATTGCCCTCGTCGAGCACCTTGCGAACTGCGTCTTCGTCATACCCCGGAACGCCGATCAGGTCGGACAGTTCCATGCGGGTCATGCGGTGCAACTCGAAGATGTACCCCTCGCTGATATTGCTGATCCCCGGCTCGGGGTAGATGCGAAACGGATCGACCCGCTCGTACTCCGGCCCAAGGCGCTCGATGGGTTCCACGATGGTGCGGCCCGAGGCGTCTGTCTTCCAGCCCAGCGTGCGCTGGCGGCGCACCACCGGCCCTTTGATGAAGGCTGCGGGGAAGGTGACGAGATCGGTGATGAAGTCGTTGAACGACGCTTCCCAGCCGCCTTGCGCGAACTGGTCTTGAATCTTGACCTTCATCCGGTCGGCGCGAATCTGGCCCTCTTGCAAGATGGCGAAGCGGTAGTCCTGCGACACCATCTCTTTGATCTCGCGCATCTCCTCGGCGTTGGGCGCTTTGCCGTATTCCTCGACCATCTTGAGCACACGCTCTGCGAACATGGCCTGCACTTCTTTCGTCTGCGCGGGCGCGAGGTCGGGGATGGGCGAGGCGCTCAAGTCCCAAGGGGGTGAGCCGTTGTCGAGCAAGATGTCCCTGAGCCAAGACTCCGCAGCGCGGCACTTGACTTCGGTGATCATCATGTAAATCTCGGAGCCGCCCTGTCCACGAATTTGTTGCAGCTTGTCTGCTTCGTACTCGCCGTTGCGTTGGCGCATCGCGGCCAGCATCTTGTACTCGATGGGGCGCTTGGCAAGGCGGGCCACATCCCAGCACTGCCGCAGATACCCAGCAAGGCCAAGGATCACGGGCTGGTTCTGGCGCTCAGAGAGCGCACGGTTCGTCGCCTCCTGCTCCTGCTTGGCAAGCTCGGAGTTGCTGACGACTCGCAGGAATTGCAGTCCGGCCATTGCGTTACTTCTTTTTGGGTGCGGGTGCGGGTGCGGGTTTGCGGGGGGCCGAGCCACCGTCGATGTCTTGTGGGGGCTGACCCATCTCAGCGGTGTAGATGCCCTTCTCTTTGGGCTTCGTTACCATGCCACCCTTCTCGTAAGACTTGATGGCTGCGCCACCCATCTTGGAGTTGTTGGATGTCATCGTGAACGGTTTCGCTTGGCTGCATTGCATGGTCGCTCCTTACCTGTTTGACAGGGTTCTACCAACAAGTATACATGCTGTCAACCAAAAAGAAACCCCCGGTGCTTTCACAGCCGGGGGAAACCCTCGGAGAAGGGGGAGGTGACAACTGCGAGCGCAGTGGTGTGAGCATATCACGTCCAGCCCGCCGACGCGACCCGTTTGATCTCCCGGCGCTGCTGGAGCGTGTGCCCCTCGCTGGCGTTGCCAATGTGCAACATCAGGTACTGCAAGGCTTCGGCCACGTGCGAGTGCTTGTTCTTGTCGATGTCCCCATCACCCTTGGGCTTGAAGCGGTAGCCGCCCATCATGGCCGCTTTGAGTTGCGTGCAGCGTGGGTCAACGAGGAACGCCGGGTCGCCGTCCACCTGCCGCATGAGGTACTCGTCCACGGCGTTGATGCGGGCCGCGACGGCGTTGGTCTTGGCCGGGATGACTTTCATCCCCTCGGCTTTGATGATGTCCACCGCCGAGCGTTCGTCGGTCTGCGCCCGCTGCGTGCCCGCTGGGTCAACGACGATGAGCACCGGAGCGCCGGGGAAGCGTTCGTACAGCAAGGGCTTGAGCATGGTGCGCACAAACCGCTGCACCCCCATGTCAAAGCTCACACACTCGTCGAGGACGAGGGCACGGCCCCGTGGGTCTTGCTGCCCGATCACGGCTGCTGGGGTTAACCCTAAGTCCATGCCGATGACGATGGGCCGCACGCCGTTGACGATGGGCCGCAGGCGCTCCTTCGCCATGTGGTAGTCAGGCCGGAAGTATTTGTACACCGGCATACCGGCGCTGGACAACCCGTAGTCACCGTCGATGTAGACACGGATGTATTCTTCGCTGCGGCCTTGGGTGTCGTAATACCCCTCTGGCAAGTTCTCAATGTTCTCGGCGTAGACGCTGCGCCCGGAGGGTTGCTTGAACACATCCCAGCCGTTGTTGTTGGCCGACACGCCGTCCTTGGGGTCAAGCCCCTCCATCTGGTAGTACCACCACGTGTCCATCGTCGGCGGGTTGGTATCCGCCCACATGCCATGCCACGTCGGCCCGCCGTCCTTGGCCGACGGGAAACGTCCAATACGTTTGGACATGGCGTCCACGATGTCGGGGTGGATGTCCCGGCACTCGTTGAACCATGCGAAGGTCAATTCCAGCGAGTTCAAGTTCGCCACGTCGTCGGCGTCATCCAGCGCCCGGAACATGATCTCGCACTCCACGTCGCCCACCTTGAAGAAGTAGGTCTTGGTGGTGCGCATGTAGTCCCCGCACTGGCCCGGTGGGAACCAGTCGAGGAAGGTCTTGATGGTGGTGTCCTGCAACTGGCGCACGGTTTCACGGACGATGGCCGCACGGGACTTGCGTATGCCCTGCGCGTTGGGCGCTTGCATGGACGCACGGCGCACCACCTCGAACGAGCAGGTGACGGACTTGCCCGAGCCGACCGGCCCCATCAGGGTGCGCATCTTGGCGTTGGACGCCATGAACTTCTTGCCCGTGGGCGGCGGCGTGTATGAAATATCAAGCGGCATGTGCGGCTCCGCTGACCAACAGGATCACGAACTCGCGCCCGTGCTTCTTGCTGCGTGTGATCTTGGTCTGGAACGACTTGCTCTGGCGGTTGAGTTCGTTCTCCACGGCCACGGCCTCGGTGGCGGTGCGCAACTTCAGGGCTTTGAAACCCTCGTAGGTCTGGGTGAACAAGTCTTCAATGTTCGATGGGAGTTGCATCTTCAATCTCGGTGGTGGTCGCTTCGATGGTGCGTGCGTCGCGGGGGTCTGGGCCGAGGTTGATGGTGATCTTCACGCCACCGCCGCCATTTTCCACAGACACATCGTTCTTCGGCTCCAACCCGGCCCACTTCACGGTGGACTTGATCAGGTCGGCCTTCACGGCGGGGGAGACTGCGGGGTCGTGGATCAAGAGCCACGAGGTGGTGAGCAGTTCTTCGGCTTGGGCGCGGGCCTTGAGCTTGAACGTCAACCCTTTCTCGCGCACCTCGGTGCGGTATCCCTCCACCTTCTTCAAGAACACCGGGTCGGTGTTGAACGTGAGGATGTCGTTGGCCGAAATGCGGTGCCGTGTGATGACCTCCTGCAACGTCTCACCACTGCCTTCGAGGGTGAGCGCCACGTCGAAGGCCAGCCGGTCATTCCACTTGGTGTGATTGAGGGGGAGGTTGTCCATGCGTGCAATATAGCACGGGAGGTGACGGGAATGTCAAGGGGGTTTACGGCTGGGGGAGCTAACTTTACACGTGCTATTTTTTGGGTCTTGCTTTAAGGGGTTGGGTACAAATGGCGGGGGGTGTCGATTTGCCAGTCCATGTACCCCCCTCCCCCCTGCCTGTCTCAGCATCGTAGCGCAATAACCCTACTGACATTGTGGATATATTCTCCCCGCTAACTTGATCTTTTTGCCGACCCGTGTCAGTCTGAATTTGTCGGCAGTGATCGCACTTCAGACAAACGCTCTTTAACAATGTGACGTAAATATCTCTTGGTGATAACCCTTGTTGGAAGGGATCATATCGAACCCGGATGAGGGTTATCACGTAGGAGATAGTTATGTCCGATAGCAAAGAGTTGAGCTGGTTCGCAGTTGATGAAACTTCCCTGAAGGGTGAAACCATGAAGCGCCTTGGCGCTTTACGGAAGGCCCAAAAGGCAGCGACCGAAGCCAAGGCAGCGTTTGAAGAATCCTTCATCGCTGACACTCGCAAGGCTGATCTGATCAAGCCTGAAGAATCCTTGGCCTTCGGCTACCGCTTCGGCAAGCTGGCAGTGGCAAAGACCACCGCTGGCGACCGGAAGACGGCAGCATCAACGAAGCCGAAGTTTAGCTTCTAAGTAAGCCCCGGGCAGTGACAGTGCCCGGGTTCTTTTTTGATTGGAAAACCCTATGTCCGAGTACGAACGCCGCGCACTGCGCGAACACGCAGAGCACCACTACAAAGAGCGCCACATGAGTGAAGACGCCAAGGTCATCCTTGGCGCGATCATCCTTGCGCCGTTCCTCTACTTCCTGCTCATCGTCTTGATGAGCTTCTAACCACAGACCCGCCACCGCAAGGTGAGCGGGTTTTCTTTTGTCTAATGCGTTCGTGACTGAGTATGGGGGCTGTCAGGTTTTCGATTCGCTCGCTACGCTCGCCATACGTCGGGGGTTTGTAGGTCGTCGCAATGCGCTGTACACTAACTTTATACATCGGGGCGCTAGTAGTTTACAACATTACACAATAAGTGTCAAGTAGGGGCTAACCTGACACAATCTAACTATACATGCAACAATCTACGTTTTAAGTTGACGCGATTTTGGGAATATACCTCGGTTAACTTGACACTTGTAAAGTGTAAGGTTAGAGGAAAAGTCCAATGAAATCAACCACTTACGATGATTTGACCACAAGCTCAAAATAAATAACGATATAGATGATATAGATAATCTGCTTATTTTTTAAGCAGTTCCTGAGCGATTTTTTTCCCATTTCATATTATGAAATGAGCCACACTCTTTAATTTCTGCCCAACATTATTCCCAAAAACGTAGATTGTTTAGATCGTCCCAGCTAAGTCGTTGATTTCATTGGATTTCTGCGATCTACGAGCAATCTAACTTGACACTTATTCGTAGATCATTTACGCAACTCCGTAGATTATTCCGCATCGCCCGCATCTAGCGGGCCGCAACTTGATCTTTTCGACGGCCCGTGCCAGTCTGAATTTCGGTCGGCGAACCCGCCTTCCATAACCCCTACTGGAGATTGACACCATGTCAACTGTGAAAGTTACCCAATTACCTTACATCGCCCCACGTAAACCACGTAAGCAGGAATCCCTTCGCTTCATTGTCAAGTGGATAGACGGCTACGATATGAAGTTCCAAGCCTTCAAACGTGACAGTGCCGCTGTCAAGTTCCTCAACACACTCGTGGCCGATGGCTACGATGCACGTATCCTGATGAAGTAAGGAGAACACCATGAGCATCAACCGCACCATTGACCTTGGTCTGTCAGCCAGCGACATGATCGAGATTGCTGAGTCCATCGGCACTTGGGACAAGCTGTGGCAAGCCATCGGCTACCTGTCAACGTGGAACCATTCCTATCCCAAGGTCTGCATCTACCGGGATCGTGGCGACGACCTTGTGGCCGTCTACCTCAACGACGCTGGGGAAACCAAGTACGTTATCGGCGCTGTGTGGCACGACGACCACTACGGATTCCATAGCTGACATGTCAACTTGCTGCCCTGTGACAGAGGGTAGCTGGGTGCAATGTCGCATCAACCACCAACCTATTGGAGCTTACGCTATGAAGATCGCCAACAGAGACGCCAGACCACTGGTGCAGAAGCAACACCCCTTCGAGGGGAACAACATCTACGCCCAGTTCCACACCACCAACCACCCCAACGGGGAGAACGGCCCAGACATGTGGTATGCCGTCTACTCCTATGGCGACCACTGGCCGCTGTTCATCCATGCCGGAGACACATGGTTCGAGAACGAGGACAAGTCCTCTGTGACCACCAGCAAGCACAGGACGCAGACGCATCCCCACTGCCCCACTGTGCTGCTGTCCACCAAGTGGATGATGCGCCTTGCCAAGGGGGGTTACGCCGCCATTGCCAAAGAGCGCATCCTGCAAGGAGAGCCAGCATGAAACAAGCTGAGGACAACAAGACACTCGACATGTTCGAGGTAAACCGCATCATCGACCATGACCAGTTTGTCAAGTTGCAACAGATTGCATCACAACTGCATGGTGGCACTGACCAAGAGCGGGACTATGGACACCGCCTGTGGCTGGTGCTTACCGATGTGAAAGGACAGACAGCATGAACGGGTACATCGCCTTCTACCGTGGCAAACAGATCGAGGTCTATGCCAACACCACCTACGAGGCACAGCAGAAAGCCGCTGTTGTGTTCAAGGCCCGCAAGTCCTACGAGGTCACAGTGATGCTGGCCGAGAAGAACGGGCAGCAGGTTGTCCACTCCACTGGGGGGTTGTGATGACGTACTTCCTGTTCACAGATCACGGTGTATGGCACAGAGAAATCATTGCCGACACATGGCGGTCTGCACTGACAAAAGCCCGTGCTGAGTTCGGTATCGGTGGACGACTGCGTATCTGCCGTGTCAACTATGAGGCTAGGGACTATCACCTCGATGGCACCAGCTACACGTTCACCCTTCGTAAAGTCAATTGAAAGGAAACGACATGACACAACCGTGTGTATGTTGTGGGGAGCCAGTCCCCGTACAGCGTGCCTATCTCGGGTACAAAACCTGCCCGCCTTGTGGTGAGAAGCAGGCCAGACAGGTGCGACACACCATCGCACCGATGAACAAGAGCAACTACATGGTGTTCACCGACGCATCCATGCTCAAACAACTCAACCCCAAGAGGACAACATGAGAAAACCCAAGCCCATCCCCCCAATGGGGGTGTCCATCAACGAACCCTTGTGGAAACGTGTTGCCCGGTGGGTGCTGTACGTCACCTCGGTGACAGCCATCTCTGTACTGGGGGCTGTCATCCTGATCGAATGGATGGCTGGCTGTGGGGAAACTTACACCGATGCCAAAGGAGAACAACATGCCAACGAGTGCATCTTCATCCGTGTCAATTGACACACCACTTCGCTTGTTCATGCTTCGGTATGGCAAGCGGGGCAACCCTGTCCGCAACTCCAGTGGACAGATACTTTACTTTGATGACAAGGAGATAGCAAAACGATCCAGAGATGAACTCAATATGGGGGCAACCCCACCCATTTTCGTCGTATCCAACGGCCCCGACCATAAACCTGTCAAGTACAAAAGGAAATAACCATGCGAGCCACACTTCTCAAAGAGACAATCAAGTCTCTGTTCCCCATCACCCGTACCCTGTCCATCGAGGGTTCACCCGGCGGTGGCAAGACCACCATCGTTCACGAGGTGGCCCAAGAACTGGACATCCCCTGCATCGAACGCCACATGCCCACCATGCTGGTCGAGGACTTCGGTATCCTGTTCCCCGAAACAGACAGCAACACGTTGCACTACAAGCTACCCGACTGGTTTCCTGTGAAAGGCAAGGCTCCCGAGCATGGCATCCTGCTGTTCGACGACCGCAACCAAGCTGGGCCTGACCTGCAAAAGGTGCTTGCCAATATCTGCCAAGCCCGGACTCTGCATGGTGTGCCCATGCCAGATGGCTGGATGGTGGTGTCCACTGGCAACCGCCAAGCTGACCGTGCTGGTGCCAACCGGGTACTGAGCCACCTCCGTAACCGTGAGACTGTGATCGAGTTGGAAACCCACCTCGACGACTGGACAACATGGGCCATCAACAACGGTGTCAAGCCCGAGGTGATCTCGTTCATCCGCTTTCGTCCCAACTTGTTGCACGACTTCGACCCACAGCGTGACCAGAACGCTACCCCCAGAGCATGGGTTGACGGTGTGTCCGATGTGCTTGGCACTGTCCCATCCGAGGCTGAGTTCGAGTGCTTCAAGGGTGCTGTCGGTGAGGGTGCTGCTGCTGAGTTCGTAGGGTTTGTACGTATCTTCCGCAAGCTCCCCAACCCTGACGCCATCCTGCTCAACCCACAGACTGCTGACGTTCCCAAAGACCCAGCGACCCTGTATGCCCTGTCCGGTGCCTTGGCCCAGCGTTCCACCGAGAGCAACTTCGAGAGGGTCTGCCAGTACAGCGAACGTATGCCCCCCGAGTTCTCTGTGCTGACTGTCAGCTATGCGGCACGGCGCAACCCTGACTTGGCTAACACCCAAGCCTTCACCAAGTGGTCGATCAACCACCAGAACGTGCTGTTCTGAAAACGTCCACCGGGAGGCGACAGCCTCCCTCCAACATCTTTAGAGGAATCAAGCCATGAATCTCAATGACCGAGCACTGCTGGTGCAACTCAACGTGTCCCAGTGGACAGCCCGCAAGTACGACAAGAGCGCATCCAAGGAGGTGACGACTGCACATGGTGCAGCGTCTGCTGCTGGCCGCTTCAACAAGTCCTTGCTGCCCATGAACGACAAGCTGGACAACATCCACAAGAAGACGACACACATCCGTGCCAAGTACTACGACAACACCCTGCCTTGGGGTATGGACGGCACCATGATGCTGCCCACTGCCAACTACCTGTCCTTCATGTCCGACTTCCGCAAGGAGCGGGGCGAGTGGGATGTGCTGGTGCAGGAGTTCCTCGACAACTACGACCAGATGAAGCTCGATGCCCAGCGCATCCTTGGCTCCCTGTATAACCACTCCGACTACCCTAACCGCTCCGAGTTGCGTGTCAAGTTCAACATGGACATGGCTGTGTTCCCGGTGCCCAGTGCGGACTTCCGTGTAAGCATCGGGTCAGAAGAACTGTCACGCATCCAGCAAGATGTTGAGAGACGTGTGAAGGATGCAGAGCAGGCCGCCCTCAAGGACGTGTGGAACAGGTTGTATGAGCGGGTCAAGCACATGGCCGACAAGCTGGCTGATCCCAAGGCGATCTTCCGTGACTCCATGCTGGAGAACACCCGTGAAATCTGTGCCTTGCTGCCCCGCTTGAACTTCACCGATGACCCCAACCTCGAAGCCATGCGCCAACAAGTTGAGGCATCCCTGCTCAAGCACCCTGAAGCACTGCGCAATGACCCTGACCTGCGCCATGACACCGCAGTGGAAGCCAAGAAAATCATGGATGCAATGGGTGCATTCATGGGGAGCTTCTGATGCAGATCACTATCGAGAAGATGCACTGTCCGCAATGCACTGAGCGAACCGTGTTTGAGGTACTGCGGTATCGCCACGGCAAGCTGAACAACCGCACCACACTGCGGTGTGTGGGGTGTGGGCACGTGTTTGGGATTGCCGCATCTAAGGAGTTCATCGAGTTAGAAATGGCCGAGATGGATGCAATCATCGACAACAACATCACCATCACTGACCCAAGACTGCGAGACGGTGTGTATGAAGTGGTAATTGCCACAATGATGGCACTGAGGGGGAAAAATACATGAACAAGGAGGATATTTTTGACGCTGATGGCACTGCCATACAAGCAGCGTATGACCTGATCCAAGTGATCCTGAAGACCGATCCCGGTGTGTACGATGACATCGCTGGGCCTGTCCTGTTGCTGCTACGTCAGCGACTGGGTAGTTCATGGCGCAACGTACCCAAGAAACGCAAACCAAGGAGTGTGAAATGACAACTGCAACCATTGACATGAAGAAGCTGACCACCAAGCTGGCGAAAGCCAAGACCGCTCTGATTCTGGAGCATCCGTTCATCGGCACCATCGCCTTGAACATGCCGTTCGTATTCGACGAGAGCATCAAGACCGCTGCCACCAACGGCAAGCGGGTGGCGTTCAACCCCGAGTTCGTGGACAGCCTGACCGATGAGGAGGTGAAGTTCCTTGTGGCCCATGAGTGTATGCACCCCATGCTGGAGCACAACTATCGCCGTGGTGAGCGCCAACCCCGGCGCTGGAACATGGCCGCTGACTACGTGATCAACAAGCTGTTGGTGGATGACAGCATTGGCCGGATGCCCAAGCTCGGACTGCATGACCCCAACATCTACAACGCTGGTGGCGGCACCAGTGAGGGCATCTACAACATCTTGCCAGAGCAGGACGAGGACAGTGGTGCCGATGGCCTGATGGATGACTGCGAGGATGGCGCTGGTGGCCCAGCCGAGCAGGGTCAGCAGCAAGCTGAGTGGAAGGTGAAGGTGGCCCAAGCTGCGCAAGCTGCCAAGATGATGGGCAAGCTGTCTGCCAACATGCAACGTCTTGTGGATCAGGTGCTGCAACCCAAGGTGGACTGGCGTGATGTGCTGCAACGCTTCCTCGTCAAGGCCCGCACCGACCAGCGATCATTCTCCCGGTTCAATCGCCGCTTCATTGCGCAAGGACTGTACCTGCCCAGTGTCAGTGGTGAGCAGATGGGTGAGATCGTGTTCGCTGTGGACTGCTCCGGCTCCATAACCCAAGCCACCATCAACCAGTTCGCTGCTGAGATCAGCATCGTCAAGGACGACCTCATGCCAGCACGTATCCATGTGTTGTACTTCGACAGTGAGGTCAGCCACGTGGAATCCTACGAGCAGCACGACGACCTCGACATCAAGCCTCACGGCGGTGGCGGCACTGACTTTGCTCCGGTCTTCGACAAGATCATCGAGCAAGGACTTGACCCTGTAGCCATCGTGTTCCTGACCGATCTGTGCTGCCATAGCTTCGGTGATCAGCCCGATGCACCAGTGCTGTGGGTCACGACTGATCCCGGCACCGCACCCTTCGGTGAAGTCGTGGAGATGAACTGATGGACACCGTAACCAACGAAGACCAGTACCACAACCGAGTCATGGCTGTGGTCACGAAGATCAACGACATGATGCGTGACAGTGGCGACGAGTTCAGTGTCACAGTCAACGCTCTGATCACCATGCTGGCAATGGCTGGCAAGGACTCGACGCTAACCCAGCAGGAGTACTGCCTGCATGTCGCAGTGCAGCTTGACCACATCATGTCAAGCATGTCCGTTCAAACACATCCCATTCAATAAGGAGAATCACATGGCTACAGTACGTTTCAGCAAAGAACTCATCGACCGCATAGTCGCCAAAGCCCGCAGCAACATGGCACCTGCTGTCACCAAGGCTGAGGAATCCAAGCCCGACAACTCGTGGGGTCAGCGCATCTACGACACCATGTTCCTCGAAGCCAAGCCATTCATCGCACAAGCTCCTGCTGGATGGTTGAAGATGGTGGAGCGGATGGACATCGAACAAGTGGGCGATGCCAGATGCAACATGCGCTTTAACTTTTCCCCTTCTGTGCCTTGGCCCAATGTGTTTGTTACTACTGACACCGCCAAGAAGGATCGTAGTTACAGCGACGGTATCGTACTCACAGATGAGCGGGTATGGGCTGAGTTATACGCAGAGGTTGTGGCGTACAACCAGCGTGTTCACGCAGCCAAGCAACGACAGGCTGACTTCGTTGCGATGGTGTCCAAAGTCTGCGACGCCTACAGCACATTGGCTCCGGCACTCAAGGCATGGCCCCCCTTGTGGGACTTGATCCCTGATGATGTCAAGGACAAGCACCGTGAGATCAAGGAGCGTACCAAGAACGAGGTGGTACTCGATGTTGACATCGGCAAGCTCACTGCCATGAGTACTGCTGCCAAGTTTGGTATCTGACTATGCTCGATCTGAATCAACTCAACGAACACGGTGTTCCGCTACATGCTTGTAACGGGTACCGTCACGACGAGCACTACTGGGCGTGGCTGAGATATTGCCTTCAGACTGGGCAAATTCGTATATGAAAGGAGCGACACACATGCCCCGTATCGACGAAGACAAACGTCGAGAGTGGCTCCGTGCCTTACGCCGTTTCAAGTACGGTATCAGGGTGCGGGCCAAGCTCGGGATACTGCAAACTATCTGTGAACAAGTTGCAGCACAACGTAAGGGTAAACAGCAGTGGGATGCACCCCAATGGGATCACGACAGATGGGTGACACTGCTGTACACTTGCATCAAGAACAACGAGTTCCCACCGGAACTACTCGAAGGGTTTGTGAAGACTGCTGAGGTTACATTTATGAACCCTCACAAGCTGCCGACCATAGAGGGCACGATAGATGCCGTGAACCAAGTATGCAAGGCACAAAGCAAGGCACTCCGACAGAAGTTCGGTGTGTTTGGATAGGTGACAAGATGGCAACCAACAAGAAACCAAAGAAGAAGTACCGCCCCAAAGCGGTACTCCAGAACCCACTGGGCTACGTCATGGAGAGCATGACACGTATAGCTGACCATGACTACGACTTGACCACGCTGCGCATCAAGAACAGTGAGGCGATGTACTCACTGCTGCATGGCACGGCAGTCAAGGATGACATGGACAAACTTGTTGCCATGAGCAACATGACGGAAGCCTTCTGGGAACTGGGGTTCGGTAGGGAATACCAGAACGTCTGCGTTGACGGGCGGTATGCCATCTTGTCTATCGTCAACCGTGCCACCAAGCACGGGCGCTTCACCCCGACAGGGCCAGAGATCACCATGCTCAACACACTGATGGAACTCCATGATGCACAGATGGAAGTCGTCACTGTGAAGGACATGGAGCGGGCCTTGGCTCGGGTCAGGCAGAAGATACAACACAACCACGACACGGTGAGATTACCACCCATACCGGAGCATTTGATATGACGATGGAAGACGAACGCAACCTCGACCTGATGGTCGCTGAACTGGAACAAGAGAACCGACTGATGAGAGCACGAAATGAAAGACTCGAACGAACCCTTGAGGAAATCCAATCCGAGCGGGACAAACTCAAAGCAGCAGTGGAACGCATCATTGCCGTATCCAACGTGGCCCTTTGGAACGGTAGACCCCAAGGAACTGGCGAAGTGGGGACGCCGAAACACACCCAAGAATGTAACGATTAACAACCAAGAGGAAGCACTACTATGAGCAAGACCAAGACCACCAAGAAGCAGCAAGTCATCAACTGGTTTCTCAAGCACCCACTGGCAACGCCCCGTGTCGTGTCTGAGAAGTTCAGCATGGCACTGCCTACTGTGTACACACTGCGCAAGCAAGCCACTGCCCTTGACAAGAAGGCAGAGAACGCCAGAGAGTTGGGGCTGGACTACGAACCACAAGTTGTTGCAGCACCTGTGATCGTCGAGACACCCCAAGCCAGCACTCGACAGGTGGGCGGCGATCACTATGTGGGTATGGGGGTGCAGCCGTGGGATGTGGTGGACACATGGCCCCGTGACCAACGCATTGGCTACTACCGAGGCGGCGCACTGAAGTATCTGATGCGCATGGGCAGCAAGGACGAGTCCCCCATTGAGGTTGCCAAGGGGCAGCACTACATCCAGAAACTTCTTGAAGTATTGCAGGAGCAAGACTGATGCCAATGGACATCGTAACCATCGACTTTGAAACCTACTACGACAAGGACTTCTCGCTGTCGAAGATGACCACCGAGCAGTACGTTCGCAGTTCCCTGTTCGAGGTCATCGGAGTGGGCATCAAGGTCAACGACTACCCCACTGACTGGTACAGCGGGGACAACCCCGGCAAGTTCCTCAACTCGCTGGACTACAGCAAGCGGGCCATCCTGTGCCACAACACTGCGTTCGATGGGGCCATCCTGTCGTGGCACTTCGGCATCAAGCCAAGGCTGTGGCTGGACACACTGAGCATGGCCCGCCCGCTGCACAACATCATGGTGGGTGGCTCACTCGCCAAGCTGGTGGCCTACTACGGGCTGGGCAAGAAGGGCGATGAGGTGGTGGCTGCACTGGGCAAGCGCAAGGCTGACTTCACCGAGGCTGACCTCGCTCAGTACGGCAAGTACTGCATCAACGATGTGGAACTGACCAAGCAACTGTTCGACAAGATGAAGGTCGGCTTCCCATCCGGGGAGTTGTTGGTGATTGATCAGACGCTGAGGATGTACACCGAGCCGACCATCGAGTTGGATGTGCCCCTGCTGGAGAAGCACCTCGAAGAAGTCCGTACCCGCAAGCGCACCCTGATGTCTGATCTGGGCCACGGCATGGGCGGCGAGGCGGCGGTGCAGGAGATGCTCATGTCCAACGCCAAGTTCGCTGAGTATCTCAAGCGGCTGGGTGTGGAGCCGCCCGCCAAGACGAGCCTCAAGACTGGCAAGGAAGCATGGGCCTTCAGCAAAACCGACAAGGGGTTCACCGACTTGCTGGAACATCCTGATGAGCGTGTGCAGGCCGCAGCCTCTGCTCGCCTTGGGGTCAAGTCCACCCTCGAAGAAACCCGCACCGAGAACCTGATCGGTGTGGCTGGACGTGGCCGACTGCCCATCATGCTGAACTACTACGGGGCGCACACTGGGCGCTTCAGTGGCGGCGACAAGCTCAACCTCCAGAACCTGCCAAGCCGTGGCAACACGACCATCCGCAGGGCGCTCAAGGCACCCGAGGGCCAAGTGCTGATCTCATGTGACTCGTCGCAGATCGAGGCACGTACTGTGGCATGGGTGGCTGGGCAAGAGGACTTGCTGGTGGCGTTCCGTGACAAGCGGGATGTGTACTCCGAGTTCGCCTCTGAGGTCTATGGTCGCACCATCACCAAGGCCGACAAGATCGAACGGTTCGTCGGCAAGACCTGTGTGCTTGGGCTGGGCTACGGCATGGGCGCTGAGAAGTTCCGGCGCACACTGGAGATCGGGCAAGGCGGCATCAACGTGGTGATCGACATCAACGAAGCCGCCCGCATCGTCAAGCTGTACCGCCAGAAGAACTGGAAGATCGTGCAGTTCTGGCAGAAGTGTGGCAACGCACTGAAGGACATGTTGTACGGTGGTGGCAACGAGTTGCACCCGCAGGTTCGCTACGACAAGGAAGGGATCATCCTGCCCAACGGGTTCAGGGTGCAGTACCCGGCGCTGCGTGAGACGGCCAACGGCTTCATGTACATCTCCGATGCCCGCACCTACCAGAAGGCACTCAAGGAACGAGTGCTCACCGGGGCACCGCCCGATGACATTGCATGGACACGCCTCTACGGTGGCAAGGTGACGGAGAACATCGTGCAAGCTCTTGCTGCAATCGTGATCCGTGAGCAGATGGCCGCTGCCGGGATGCACTTCAAGGTGGCCTTCCAAGTCCACGACGAGATCATCGTCGCCGTGCCCGAGGACAACGCGCTGGCCGACCAAGCCAAGCTCGAAGCCCTGATGTCCACCGCCCCCAAGTGGGCACCCGACCTGCCCGTTGCCTGTGAATCAGGCATGGCCGCGAACTATGGAGATACTTGAGCAAGTGATGTACACTGAGGCTTCCAACATTACATCTCCCTCGCAGGAAGTCCCTGCGGGGCACACTGCCATGCGCCTGAGCCACTCATACTCCTCGATCAAGCTGTTCGAGAACTGCCCGTTGCGGTACTACCGCCAACGGATCAAGAAGGAAGTCGTTGACGAGGGCGGCGAAGCGTCCAAGCACGGGGAACGTATTCATGCGTTCCTTGAAAACCGACTAAAGGGGTCGGGATTGGAAGCAGAGGTGGCCCAGTACGAACCCCTGTGCCTGTCGGTTGAGAAGCTGGCAAGCCGGGGTGAGTTGCACATCGAGAAGGAACTCGTGCTCACCGAGAACCTTACACCAACAGGTTGGTGGGATGCTGACGCATGGCTGCGCAGCAAACTTGACGTACTCGTCATTGTCGGCAACGATGCTGTGGTCATGGACTGGAAGACAGGCAAGCGCAACGCCGACCAGTTCCAGATGCAGATGTTCGCGGCTCAGGTGTTCAAGCACTTCCCGGATGTGCAGCGGGTCAAGACCAGTCTGGTCTGGCTCAAGACGATGGAGATGGACACCAACCAGTACAACCGCATTGATGTCAACGTCGTCTGGGCGGAGATTATGAAGCGCATCCAGCGCATCCACGCCGCCTATGACCATGCCAACTGGCCCGCCCGCCCCTCTGGGCTGTGCCGCTTCTGCCCCTGCCGTCACGACTGCGACTATGCTAGGGTTTAACCTTACAAAATAAACTTGACAACTGTGTAAAGGGGAATACAATGAGTGCTATGACACCAGAAGGCAAGGTTAAACGTAGGGTCGTTGAGGTACTGAAGAAGCATGAGGTGTGGTACTTCTTCCCCGCCAACAACGGGTTCGGTAAGTCAGGCATACCCGACATCATTGCCATCGTTGGTGGACATTTTGTTGGGATCGAAGTGAAGTCAGCAACGGGGAAGCCCACTGAGTTGCAGAAGATTTGCGGTAAGCAGATCGAAGAAGCGGGGGGCACGTGGTTGGTGGTATCGAACGACGTAACTCTTGAAGTGTTGGACGCAGTAATCGAAAACAGAAAAGACAGGTGATGACATGCTCGTAGTCGAGAAGGCCAAGGCTCTGGCCCTCAAGCTGAACAACCCGAACCGGGTTCTGGACTCTATCCCTACGGCCAAGATGCTGGAGGTGAACGGTGTTCAGATCGTGGTCACTCCGCATCGGCTTGATGAAGTCAAGGTGCTGCGCAACCTTGGGATTAAGGCACCCAGCCCCATCGTCCACTACTACAACTGGCCCGGTCAGTTCACCCCGTTCGACCACCAGCGCGAGACAGCCGCCTTCCTGACGCTCAACCACCGCTGCTTGGTGCTCAACGAGATCGGCACTGGCAAGACCCAGAGTGCGCTGTGGGCGGCGGACTATCTGATCAAGACCAAGAAGATCAAGAAGGTGCTCATCCTGTCACCGCTCAGTACGTTGGAGCGTGTGTGGGGCGATGGCATCTTCACCGGCCTTGTGCATCGCAAGTTCGTGGTGCTGCATGGCACGGCTGAGAAACGCATGAAGCTGCTGCGCACCGAGGCTGACTTCTACATTGTCAACCACGACGGCTTCCCCATCATCAAAGATGCAGCTATCGGCATGTTCGATCTGGTGATCGTGGATGAGGCGGCAGTGCTGCGCAACCCATCGACACAGCGGTTCAAGATTTTCCGCCGCTGGCTTGACTACAACCAAGACACACGTCTGTGGTTGATGACGGGCACACCAACACCGAACGACCCGACTGATGCGTGGGCACTTGCCAAGCTGGTGGGTTCACCCTACTGCACCAAGACGTTCACGGCCTTCCGTGAGCAGGTGATGATGAAGATCGGCCAGTGGAAGTTCGTGCCGCGCCCCGAGTCAGTGGACATCGTGAAGCACATCCTGCAACCTGCTGTACGTTACACACGGGACGAGTGCTTTGACTTGCCCGAGACGATCATCCAGACCCGGCAGGTGGAGTTGACTGCCGAGCAGAAGAAGCACTACACCCAGATGCTGCGCCACTTCGTGACTGAGATGGCAGCGGAGCGGGTGACGGGCGGCACCATCACGGCAGTCAACGAGGCAGTGAAGATTCAGAAACTTGTGCAGATCGCTTGCGGCGTGGCGTATGGCGATGACGGTCAGAACATTGAGATCGACTGCTCACCACGTATCAACTTGGTCAAGGAGGTGATTGAGGAAGCTGGCGAGAAGGTGATCCTGTTCGTACCACTGACAGGAACCCTGCACATGCTGGAGAAAGAACTGAGCAAGCACTGGACGGTGGGCGTGGTCAACGGTGAGGTTTCCGCTGGGAAGCGCAACAAGATTTTTGACGACTTCCAAAAGCAGAGCGACCCTCGGGTACTGATTGCCCACCCCGGCACGATGGCGCATGGTCTGACACTGACCTCTGCCTCAACGATCATCTGGTACGGGCCGATCAACAGTAATGAGATATACGTGCAGGCCAATGGTCGCATCGAGCGCATCGGCAAGCGCAACGTGTCCAACGTGATTCATATCGAGGCCACAGACCTTGAGCACAAGATGTACGAGCGACTGAGAAACAAGCAGAAGCTGCAAGGCTTGCTGCTGGATTTGATTCAACAACAAACGCAAAGGTGATGACATGAGCGACAACGAAGTAGCATCGGATGCACGACTCCGTATAAACGTGCCCAATGTAGGTGACGTGATCCGCACCTACATGAAACTGCGAGATCAGAAAGCCGCCATCGAGGGCGAGGTCAAGGAGCGCGTCTCCGAACTCAAGGCCAAGCTGGAGAAACTGGAGGCGTACCTCAAGACACAGATGGATGCGCAGGGCTTGACCAGTTTCAAGTCGGACTACGGCACAGCGTTCCTGACCACCACGGACTATGCGAACGTGGCCGACTGGGACGCGACGCTGACATTCATCCGCGACAACGATGCCTACGACATGCTGGAAAAGCGTGTGAGCAAGATCGCTGTGCGTGGTTACATCGAGACTACAAAAGCTGTTCCCCCCGGCATCAACTACGGCACCAAGCTGGAGGTGAACATTCGCAAACCCGGTGCCAAGGCAGAGGACTGATATGAACTTCATCAAAAAATGGATCGCCAAAGTGGCGGCTGAAAGCATGTACCCACAACCGATGGAAGCGATACGCACCACCAACAGGTTGCAGGATATGTTGTCTGACTCTGGTGCCTCTGTTGTGGCGTTTCAGATCGAGAACGGATTCTTGGTACGTACCATGCGCCACAACGAAAACAACATCGGAGGCCGCTACCCCGGCTTCGTGTACTGCGCTGACCACCAAGCCATTGCCGATCACATCGTGTCGTCCGCCGTGCGAGAGAAGCTCGGAGTGCAGCAGGAGATGTTCCCCAAACACAAACAAGTTTCAATTACTTCAGCATCCCGAACCGCCGGTCTTGTCGGTACCCAACAAGCCAACCCCTCTTACTAAACCAAGGAGTCTCAAATGAGCAACATCGTTCCCGTGAATATCCAAGTCCCCGCCCACCTCGCTGGTCGTGTGGGTGTCCCTTCTGTTCTGGCCCAGTCCATGACTGGTGGCCTGTCCTCTGGTCAGTCGTTCCCCCGCATCTCCATCAAGGGTGCCCGCTTCCGTATCGTTGAGGGTGACACCGAGACTGTGCTGGAGTCCACCAACCTCGACGTGGTAGTTGTCGGTGCCAACCCCCGCCTGTCCAAGACTTGGTACGCCAAGCAGTGGGACAAGGACGCAGAACCCACTGGCCCTGACTGCTTCTCGCTGGACGGCATCGGCCCTGACCCAGAGTCTGAGGCTCCACAGAATGATCTGTGCGCAAGCTGCCCACAAAACGCATGGGGTTCCAAAGTGACCCCCAGCGGCCAGCAGATCAAAGCCTGCTCGGACAACAAGCGTCTGGCTGTCGTCGCTGCTGATGATGCAAGCGGCCCTGTCTACCTGCTGTCGGTCACACCCGCCGCACTCAAGGGCTTGAACCAGTACCAGAAGGAACTGTCCGTGCGTGGCATCCCTCCTGAGATCGTCAAGACTCGTGTATCCTTCGACACCGATGCGTCGTTCCCTAAGCTGAAGTTCACCTTCGGTGGGTTCCTTGACGCTGACGTACAAGAAGTTGTGGATGGTCTGTTCGGTTCCGAGCAGGTCAAAGAGATCACCGGGGAAACCCCTAAGACGCCAGTGGCTGTGCCGCAGATCGCCAGAGCACAAGCCCCTGCACAAGTTGCGCCGAAGCCCGCTGTCAAGGCAGCAGCACCAGTTGAGGAACCTGCACCTGCCCCTGCACCCGCACAGGCTGCTGCTCCAAAGCGTGGTTTCGGCGCATCCAAACCGGCTGCGACTCCCGCCGCCGCTGCTCCCGCAGCGAAAGCAGCCCCGGCAAAAGCTGCCGCCCCAGTGGCCGCACAAGCTGCAACATCTTTGGCTGACGAGATCGCCGCTCTCGTCGGGGAGGTAGAAGCAGATGACGCCTAAGCCGCCTCTTGACTTCTCAAGAGTCGAGGCGTTGCGCAAGCATATGCTCCTGACAACTACGGATATGTCCGAGTTGCTGGGAGTGTCCCGGATGACTTATTATGGGTGGGTGAAGGGTAAGCCCCTTCGCAAAACAAATGATGAGTCGGTAAGGACAATGCTTCGCAAGCTGCTGGCGGTGATGACGGAACACAAATGGCCGATGCCTGAAGTGATTGCGTCAGACCAGAAGCAGCGCAAGGAACGCCTCGACGCGATTCTGAACTCGGACAACTAAGGTGACAGAGCGGGGCCACCCGCTCTGTTTCAGCAGGGGCAATATGGACACGTTGAATTTTCTTCAGCGGGTTCTACCGTCAGCAGGTTTCTATGTCACCACAGTCATCAACCCAGATGGCAGGCGGCAGGGATTCTTTTCCACGGTAGATGAACTCGCAAAAGCGGTGGTCGGTTTAGACCAGCGTGGCAACAACACATACTTCGCCATCTCGGCATTCGTCGAGAAGGGGAACAGAAAACAAGAGAACGTCCGGGCGACCAAGGTGATCGCACTGGATGTGGACTGCGGTGACAACAAGCCCTACCCCACATGGAAGGAAGGACTGGCCGCAACTGGCACGTTCATCCAACAGATGGGCCTGCCCAAGCCACTGATCATTCACTCCGGCAACGGCCTGCACGTTTACTGGGTGCTGACTGAGGAGCTTGAGTCCGTGCGGTGGAAGCCACTGGCTGAGGCCATGAAGGCAGCGGCCAAGGACAAGGGCTTCGAGATCGACCCGGCTGTGCCAGCGGACAGTGCCCGAGTACTGCGCCCCGTGGGCACCACCAACCCCAAGAGCGGCACCAAGGTGCGGATGCTCATCGACGCGCAACCCGTGATAGTCGAGCAGATGGCCGCTTGCCTGTCGGCGTACATGGTGGCTCATCCTGTGAGCCTGCCACGTTCAACATCCAGCAGTCCGTTGGCACAAGCATTGCAGGTGCAGCAGGACTTTCCTCCGGCCAACGCCACCGTGATCGCCACCAAGTGCCAGCAGATTGACTGGGCGGTGAAGAACCAAGGCGATGTTGAGGAACCCTTCTGGTACGCCATGATCGGCGTGGCCGCACACTGCCAAGACCCGGAGCCTACGGCCATCGCATGGAGCGAGAACCACCCCGGCTACAACGCCAACGAGACACTGCGCAAGCTATCACATTGGAAAACGGCAACGACAGGCCCATCAACCTGCAAGAAGTTTGAGGAACTGCGCCCCTCTGGATGCAAGGGTTGCAAGTTCAAAGACAAGGTGGGCACCCCGGCCCGTCTCGGCATCCAGTACCTTGAGGTCGCACCGCCGACCACTGCCCCAGATTCTGCGGCCATCGACATCCCAGTACCCCGTCCGTTCAAGCGCACCAGCGATGGCATGAAGATGACCATCGACGAGACAGACATCGACGTGTGCAAGTTCGACATCTACCCCGTGTCCTATGGCCGGGACGAGTCGCTCGGCTATGAAACAGTGCGCTACCACTGGAACCGCCCGCATGTGGGCTGGCAAGAACTGGTGATGCGCCAAGCCCTGCTGACCGAGGGACACCGCGACTTCGCCACCGTGATGGCCGACCAAGGCATCGTGCTCACCAACCGCAACCAAACAGGATACTTCCAAATCATGCTGCGCTCATACATGGACGAGTTGCGGCAGAAACGTGCGATGACCAACCTGTATTCCACGATGGGATGGAAGGAGAACTTCTCCCAGTTTGTCATCGGTGACACGATTCTGCGGCGCAACACTGACGGCTCCGTCAGCGAGGAAGCAATCTCCCTTGCTTCAGGTTCCTCCCGGATGGGCCACGAACTCTGGAGCACGGCGGGCACACTGGATGCGTGGGTGAACTTCACCTCGCTGCTGCCCAAGGCCGACCTGCGGGCGCACATGTTTGCGCTGGCCGTTGGATTGTCTGGCCCGCTGTATGCGTTCACTGGCCTCAAGGGTTTGACCGTCTCGCTCTATGGCCCGACAGGCGGCGGCAAGTCGCTGGCCCAGATGTGGATTCAGTCGATCTATGGCAACCCCGACAAGCTGCACTTCGCAGCCAAGTTCACGCAGAACTCCCTGTTCGGTCGCATGGGTATGTACTCACACATGCCGATGACCATCGACGAAGTGACCATGATGGACAACCGAGAGGTGGGCGACTTCGCCTACTGGGTAAGCCAAGGCCGGGACAAGGCGCGGATGAACCGCAGCGCAGAGGAGCGCGACGCCAAGACGTGGGCGATGCCAGTGGTCGTGTCCACCAACAAGTCCATGAACTCCAAACTTGTTGCCAGTGGTCTGGACACCGATGCGCAGTTGGCCCGTATCCTCGAAGTCAGCGTACCACCCAGCAAGTTGTTCACCAAGGACAGCACCGCTGGCCGCAAGATTTACGAGTTCATCAACGCCAACTACGGCCACGTGGGCCGTGCGTTCATCACCAAGTTGTTGGAGCTTGGCGAGACAGGTGTCCGCGCCGCCATCGCGCAGGCCACCGCCGACTTCCACCACAAGTACGGCGCTCAGTTCTCCGGCGAGGAGCGGTACTGGGAGCAGGCCATCATCCTCGCTGATCTGTCCGCGCAGTTGGCGAAGGACTGGGGTCTGATTGCGTTCGAGCCGACCGATGGGATCGAGTGGGTGCTGGCTCAGGTGGGTGCCATCCGCCGCGCTGTGTCCGAGTTCAAAGTGGATTCGTTCGACCTGCTGACCGAGTACCTCAACGAGAACTCCGACGCAACGCTGACAGTTACCCAGACGGGAACCAACAAACCGATAGCAGACTTCAGCCGAATACCACGTGGCGAACTGCGGGTGCGCTTCGAGATGCACCGCAAGACAAACGGCGACATGTTCTCACATGGCACCGTGATGCTGGATCGCACCCACTTCCGCCGCTGGCTGGCAAACCGGGGCGCGGACTACAAGACGTTCATGGCTGAGTTGCAGGACGAGAGCGTGATCGCCACACCCAAGTCGCAGAAGGCGTATCTGGGCAAGGACTCCCCGATCAAGCTGGGCCAGTCCTATGTGATCGGCGTGAACCTCACGCACCCACGGTTGCAGGGCATCTTGAGTGACGCAGAACAAGCCATCGAAGACTTGGCCTACGGTCAACTCAAGGCGATCTAGTCGTTGTACCCGAGCAGGTTGGCGATCTGCTCCAGATCATCTCGTGATGCCACCGGGGCGGCACGTAGCATCCGCTCCCCGGCAGGGCGCTGGGCTTCACGCAGTGCCCGTTGGGCATTGGGAACAAACTTTGTGATCTCCAGCGCCGTACCCTTGGAGCCTTCGTTCCACGACGCAACCGCATCCTCGATGGCGCGTACTTGCTCGGGATCGTTGTTGAGCTTGGCCTTAACCCACGCGATGCGGAACCCGGCGACAGTCTCCTTCTGGTAGTCCGTGATCCGCTTGGACACTCGGATGATGCCGTACTGCTCCGCAGCAGACGCCGGATAGAACCCCAGCATCCGGCTGGCAAGCACCGCCGCGTTTGCATCAGGCGATACAACATATCCACGCTTGTCGATCACAGCCCCGGCCTGCCCATAGGCAATCGTGTCACCCAACGCACGGGCCATCGTCACCGGGGACTCCCGCAGCGCGTCAACAAACGTGACCCGCTCAGTGAACGCAGCTTGCATGAACCGTGGGATGGACGACGCCACGCCCGTGAGCATGGACGCAGCAGGGCCAGCGATGTCTGTGAGTGCCCGACCCACATCTGCACCGGCCAGCAACATTCCGGTGCCCGGAATGGGGTTGCTCAGACTCACCCGGTCAGCGAGGTTGAGGCCAAGGAAGTCGTTGGCAAAGCCGCGCAGCACGTAGGGCGACATGCCCGGAGCAACGGAGTCAATGGCTTTGGCGAGTTCGGCCCTCACGCTGCCCATCTTCAACCCCAATCCTTGCGCGATGGTGTCGATCAAGTCTTCGATGTTTTCGGCAAACGGGAATGACATCAAGCCGCCCAGCAACCACATCGCGCCCAGCATGTAGAGTTGCCCTGACCGTGGGAGACGTGACAGCATCTGGATGGATGTTGTGACAAACACCTTGTACATGTACAGGAACGACTGGATGCCGCTGCGCCATGCAGGCGGACGGTTCATCACCGAGTAGTCACCCACCGTGAAGCGCAGTGTGTTCACCGCGAAGTCGCGGGCCGCAGCCGCTGAGTCAGCCTCGGTCATTCCCGCACCACGACTGCGTTCGTATTGCATTCGGTAGGCGGCAAGACCTAGACCGCGACGTGCGCCCTGCTCGGTCACGTTGAACGTCCACATCCAGCCGTCCATCACTTTCTGACCTGCCCCCGTCGTGGCGCGACCACGGGCAGAACCGACCAGCGCGTTGGACTGCGCAGGGATCATCTCACCCTCGCGGGTTTCCGTTGCCATGAAGCGGGCTTCGTGGGCGTTCAGCCCAAACTTCTTCTGGAGTTCCGGGCTGGCGGCGATCTTGTCGTAGAACTCAGCCGTGTTCAGCCCTGTCTCACCGACACCGGGCAGCGCACGCAACAGGCCGACTTGACTCAGCGCCTTCTGGAACTCAGCAAGCGACCGACCCAAACCAAAGCCGCCGCCGAACGAAGTCTTGTCGTTGTACGTGGCGAGGTAGGGGATGCCGTTGGTAACGGCACCGATGTAGTTCAGGGCACCTGTGGCAATCGAACCCCCAAGCTGCAACAAGCTGGTGTACGCCCGGATGTTGGACGCCACTTTGCCAGAGCCGAAGTCCGACTCGTCCACGTTCTTGTTGTTGTCGAGGAAGGACAGTGTGCCCGCTGCCTCGTTGTAGTACTGGTTGCCACGTGCCGACTCCCCCTTGGGGTTGGTCTTCTGGTACTGAAAGTTGTACGTCTGGTAATCCATCTTAGCTTGCAGACGCTCATTGTCAGTGGCTTGCGGGTCAGCCAGTGCCCGGTCGTAGTTTGCCTTGAGTTGATCCAGCTTGGCCTTGTCCCCGTTCCACAGCTTCTGGGTGGAAGTCATGTTCAGGTTCATCAACTCGTTGATCTTGGGCCGCATCAGAATCTTGGCGGACGTGGACGCACGCGACTCGATGTGCTGTGACATGGCCTTGAGTGCATCTGGGCTGGCACCCGGAGTAAACGCCCGCTTCAAGCGATTCCGTGCGCTGTTGTTCTGGCGGGTCAGCGCGACCACGATCTCCTTCAACTTCTGCGGATTCAACGCGATGCTGAACTGGCGCAGACCACGGATGAACTCGTTGAGGTTGAGTTCCGGTGGCGCGGCAACTTCGGTGATCGCCGCCTCGGGCACCGCGCTCAATCGCACATCCATCAACTCGTACTGGCGTGTGTCTTCGTTGAACGCTTCAACCTTGTAGGTCTTGTCACCAAACATCTCGTTGATCTTGCCTGCAAGACCACGCGCATCGCTGTTAGTCTCCACTTGGGAGAAAACCAGTTGCTCCTTGTACGCTTGGTTGAGGCGCACGACCTTGCCGGATTTATTGGTAGCCAACACACGCACTTGGTACTCGCCCTCGCGCAGCAGCGGGACATACCCAGACGCCAGTGTGTTCTTGGTATACAGGTCTGCGCCGTCGTTGGACACCTCGGCAACGATGATGTCCTTCAGTTTGTTCTGGACGATGAACTTGTTTGCCTCGTCCAAGATCAGGCGCGTCTTGAAATCGTTGAGGCTGGTAATCACGTCATCGGCAGTGGTACCCTCGAAGAATGCAGCCACGGCTGCGTTACGATCAGATTGCTTACCCAGCAGCGCCGTGTTAAACGCTACCAAGAAGTCGTTGGCGCGTTCGATGGAGTCTGCGTTGAACGCAGGATTGCCATCTTCGTCGATTACTTGATCAGCCGTCCACAGATCGCGGTACTTGCGGTACATCTTCTCAAGGAACCGCTGGTCTTCCGAGGTCAACTTCTTTGCCGTGGTGGCGTCACCGATTTCGCGGAAGGCCAAGTTACGATCTTGGGTGAACGCATCGTAGCGGGCGCGGAGCAACTGCATCTCGACTTCTCGCAGTGTCTCACGAGTGCGCAGGTAGCCCTGCCACACTGGGCCGTTCTCATCCAGATCGGCGATGCCGGGTACGTTCACAGTCTCAGTGACGGTCGCACCATCCTGTTCGTATGAGATTTCGTAGGAGTAGCCGTTCTTAGCCTGCTCGAACTCTATCTTGCCCAGATTGTAAACACGGTCAAGTTCAGGCCGGTTGGGCACCACGGTGCCATCAGACGCCACGGAGAACAGCGGGGTTTTGCCCAGATCGGTAGGCTTGAGCTTGGCGATGGAGTACCGCTGCGCGTCATACAACATCTTGTTGACCTGCGTGGTCTGTTCTTCCGTGATACCCGCAAACTCCACGCTCGTACCCGGGATAGACACAGCCCGGTTGAGCACCACAGCCATTTTCTCGTTGGCTGCGTTCTTGATACTCATGGCATAGCCACGTCCGTTGCGCAGGATGCGGTCGAGTTCGGCCAAGCCGGGGTTCTCGCGGGCGCGGAAGTTGAGCAGGCTGAAGAAGCGTGACTTGAACTTATCCACACTGTCGAAGGAGTCACCCACCAGATCGCGGAACTGCTTGGCTGCATCGGCCATGCTCGTGGGCATACCACCCACTGTGTCGGCCATCAGGTCTGCGGCCATGTTGTCTGCCCGCAAGGTGCCCGCCAGTGCGAAGCGACCAGTGTTGTCCGGGTCTAGGCCACCCTCCAATGCGTTCATGCGTGTGAACACGTCGGCGGGCAAGAAGGCGTTGGAGACTTCGCCGTTGCGCACGTAGCGGCGGGCTTGGTTGACCCAGTACCGGGCGGCATCATCTCCAAACTTCACACCCAGTTTGTTGAGCGCCCCCTTGATGGCGTTCCAGATGCGGTTGATCAGACTCACGTCGAGCGCGGCGGCAAAGTCAGACAGGTACTCCTCAACCGCTTCAGCCTTGGGCATGTCACGAGTTGCCATTGCAGCGTCTGCCGCATCACGCACCGAGGGATTCTGGTCGTAGATGCTTTCCATCAGCGCGTCGAACTGCTTGGCCGGGATGAGGCTGCGCAGACCGAAGTGACCCACTGTCTCGTGGGCCAGCACGAAGTTCAGTTGATCCTCGGTGGCGAAGCGGTCAGAGAAAATGATGACGTTCTTACCAACAGAAAAACCTGCGGCAGCAACCGTGTCGAAGTCACCCTGCGGGCGCGATGCCGCTGCCTGTTTGTAGAGCGTGGGGTTCTTGGCCTTGAGGTCTGCCTGATTGGCATACACAAAGATGTTGGGTTTGACTGCCAGCTTGGCGCGGAACTTGTTGACCGCCAGCCGGATGCGTCCGATATCCAGCGCCTTGGTGATGCGCTTGCCTTCAGTGGTGCGGAAGCGCCCTTGGTCAGCATCGTCCACCCATTCGTCCAAGAACGAACGCACGTCCTCTTTTGCCTGCTTGTCCCGGGCTGCTTGGGCGAGGCGTTGCTCCTCGCGGGTCTGCTGTTCTAGCGCGGTGATCTCAGCGGCTGACATCTTGGTAGTAGCCACACGCAGCTTGCCACTGACCACGTTGGTGATGGGTTTGCCATCGGCATCGAAGTACGCGCTCAGTGGTCGGCCCAGCAAGGCATCAGCCTCAGTGGTCTGGAGGCCAGCGTCACGCACCTTTTTCCACAGCGCAGCCAGTTCGCTGATAACCTTGGCGCGGGCATCGACGCGGCGCTCAGTCGAACTGGTATTCAGTTCCTTGATCTTCTCGGCCAGCTTAACGGCTGGGCTGATCTTCGGGTTGGAGCCAGCGGCTTGCTCAACCTTGGGCTTGACCTTGTTGAGTGCCTTGACAGTGGAGTCCGACAGATTCTCCGTGGTGATCACCCCCAAATCCAGCAGCACCGCAGCCTTGTCCTGCGGCATATTGCTGAACACCACACCGCTTTTAGCGAGGCGCTGGATCAGCCCTTCTTGGCGGCTGGCGTAATCGAACCACGGGGTCATGGCCCCGGCCTTGGTTTCACCTCTGTAGTAGGCATCGAGGCGCTGGCCCTCGGCCACCAACAAGAACGCTTCGTTGATCACGCCCTGCTGCGCATCGGTGAACGTGTTGTCGTTCAGGTATGACTGCGCCTCGGCGATGCGCGGCTTGTTCAGCTTGGATTCGTCGGTGAAGAATGCTGTCTCGACCACGACATCCATCGCGTCAGCAAGGTTCATCAGATTGCCAGTCTTGAGGGCTTCGTCAGCGTAGGCGATGTTAAAGTTCAGACGTTCCGTCGAAGTCATCGGGATGATGTTGTCGGACAACTGATCCAGAATGACAACCTGCATGGCACCGCTGCGGTCAGAGTTTTCCCACGCAGCCTTGGCGGCAGCAGGCAGATCAGCAAAGGCCACGTCCCCCGGCAGGCGCTCCTCGTTCCACTGTTCCTCGGCACTCAGTTCGGTCGTGGGTTGCGCGGGTATCTTTTTGGCAGGGCGGCGTTTGACTGCGGCGATGGCGTCATCGACTTCTTCAGTGCGCTCGAAGATGGCTTCCGTTTCGATGACTTCTGCACGGGTCAGCCCCAGTTCTTCTGCAACTGCATCACGCTGCGCATCGGTGAGCGCGTTGTATCGGGCAAGAACCTGCTCGGCGTAATCACTCTCGACGGGGGCGGCTGGTGCCGCCACGGCTTTTGGGGGCTGGGGTGCCTCCTTCTTCAGCGACTTCTTGGCGGCTGGCTTTTCGGTTTTGGCTTTGAGGGCTTCACCTTTGGGGGCAGCTTTCCCTTTGGCGGGTACTTCTGCTCCCACTCCTTTGCCAGCTTCGGGTTGTTTGCGTGGAGATACTTTCGCTGGGCTTGGCTTTGGAACGGCACGGGGTTCTCCTTTAGCGTCAATGATTCCAGTCTCGCGCAAATACTCCAGTACTTGCTCATCAGATTTCACATCCCGTTTACTCATACCGGGAGGGAGGCGTTCGCCGCGTAAGACAGTCTCACTCAGCGGACTACCGACTACTCGGAGACTAACCCGCTCTAGTCCTGTCGAAGTATCCGTCGGACGGACAATAGTAACCTGCGCAGGTTTCCCACCAACAGCGATTTCATAGCTAGTTATGACTTCTGTTGGTGTGCTGATGGCTCCTGCCACGTTGACTTCAGCAACCTTGGCACCCTTCTTCAGACCACGGGCACCGGGCGTCTTGGTGGCGCGGGGCTTGGGCGGAGTGGGGGCTACCTTGGTTCTGGCACCAGCAGCACGGAGCGCAGGCAGTGTCGGCTCACCGGCTTGGGTGAACATGGGCAACTGGGTCGAGGCTTGGCGCAGACCACGGTCTTCGGCGGGCATTGCTGCCAGCGTTTTCTCGATCTCACGCAAGCGTTTGATCGCGTTGTCCCGGATGGGCGCAGTGATGCGATTGGTACCCTTGGATTGGTACGCCGCCACAATCCGTTGAAGCTGGTCGCGCTCTTGCTCCAAATCAGCGCGAGTCTCCCCGGCCACCTCTTGCTGCGTTGGTTGGGTCAACAGCGTGCCTTCAGGCAGCGCAGTGGTGGTTGGCAGCGGTTGAGCGGCACGCAGGCGCTCACCGCGAGTTGGGCGCGGCAGGCCACCACCGAACAGCGGCAACTGCTGGGGCTGGGTTGGGCCAGCTTGGCGCATGGGCATGGACGGGAACGGAGCGGGAGGCTCTGCCTGCTGCGCGGCAATATCGAGTTGGCGCTGGTTCTGCGCTTGCACGGCCAGTCGCTGAAGGTCTGCCTCACGCTGTGCAGCTTCTTGCTGTGCGCGTTGCTGTTGCGCTTGTTGCGTTTGCTGCTGACGGAGGGCCGCTTGCAACTGCTGGGCCATGACCGTATTCGGCACCGGCTGCTGTTCAGTGAAGCCGATTCCAGTGGGTGCCTCGGGGGCGAACTGCAACATACCTTGGGCGACATCAGCGGGGGCAGCGGGTGCCGTGGGTAACTCGCTAGGTGGAACTGGCTGGAGTTCCATCTGGTTGGTATCAGGGTTGAACACTTGCCGGAATGGTTCTTCCCGCATAGTGGTTGGGTTCCACTGCATCACAATGGGTGCAGGTTCCGCACCAAGCTGGCGAGCACGGTCACGCAGTTCCCGAGTGGTAGCGTCTACCCCCAGATCAAGAACACCTTGAGGGCCGAAGGCTCCGGGTGCAGCTTGACCTCGGAAGCGGCGATCCAATGCGGTGTCACCTTCTTGGCGAGGTAGCAAACCACCTTCTTGCTGCGGTGTTTGACCGGGAACGGTCGCAGGTGGAGTGAGCGCAATCTTCGGCGTCTGTTTGAGTTCCTGCTCCCCCGCGAGCGGCTGCGTTGCTGACCCTTTTTGCAGCAGGTTGGTCGGGTTCAGGATGTTGGCACCCGCACCGATAGGGCCACCAACCGCAGCGCCTGCGGCGAACGAGTTGATCAGTCGGTTGACGTTCTCCGGGTTGCTGAAGTCTTGGTCGGACAAACCCAGCAACAGCGCCTCTTGGGATACTTCCCCGAATCCGCCCGCAGCACCGCCGACGCCACCGCCAATGGCACCGCGCTTGAGGATTTCCCCGGCTCTACCCCTGCGGGTTGCCAAAGACGCAAGTTCGGGACGGGCACCCTTGCCCAGCAGGCGGCTGAACAGCAGGTACTCAGGCAGCAGATCAGCGACTGCGTAGGGCACAGACCCTGCCAACGCAGTAAGCCGCGCAGACACGTCGTCTGCATCAGCGCCTTGTTCGCGCAACTCACCGTAGATGTCCGCCGCACCAGTTGCCAGACCCTGACCGAAAGTCGCAGCAGTAGCCATACCCACACCAGCGGCATTACGCAGCAACTTGTTCTCGGCTTGGTCAAGAGTTTCGCCAGCGGCTTTCTTCTTCAGTGCGGCCTTGACACCCTCTTTCCACGCATTCTTGCCAATGGTAGCTGCCAGTGCAGCGGCTGCGCCGCCCAAAGGATTACCTGTTGCGGCAGTACCCGCGAGGAAACCAGCGCCAGCCGTAGCGATGGACTCGATCATGTTCGGCCCCTGCTGGGCAAAGTTTGCCACCAACCACTCGACGGCACCCCGGCCCGACTCAATGTCGGTGAACTGGCGCTCGTAAGGCGCGGTGCGGGCGAGGTCTTGTTCTTGCTGCTCAACGATGCGGCCACCCAACTGCTCGGCTCCGGCCAACTGAAGGCCACGCCCCGCCAGCATCTGCAACTGGTCAACGCCACGCCCGAAGGACTTGGACGCCAGTCGGCCAAGGCCGGGTTGACGGATGGACTGGAGGTACTGGCCGTAGGATTGCTCGTCGAGCGGCACCCAGTCGCCGCCGGTGGGCAGGCCCGTGCCGGGGCCGCGCAGGTAGGACTCAGACTGCAACGCCGTGGCTGCGTCGTCGGCGGCAAACGTCAAGCCGTTGACGAACAACTCGTTGCGCGAACGGCTGAACGCAATGGCCGCAGGCTTTTGCATCTGCGGCATGGTGAACTGGCTTTGCTTGGTGAGCGTTTCCCCCATGACAGCCATGTCAGCAGCCGATGGGCCAAGCCCGCCACTGCCAATGCTGGAGGTGGGGCTGAACGGTGCGTATGGATTTGGCTCCTCCCCCACGTTCACTTTGCTCAGGAGCGGGTTTGCGAAGGAGAGTCCTGCTGTTGCCATGATTACCTCGTCATTTGTACGCCGCCGTAAGTCGGCAGTCCGGCGATTGGATATGCTGCGTTTGGAGCGATCTTAACGCCATCAATGACCTGCTCACGCCCCGATGGGTTGAAAAAAGCTGGCGCTGCACCCGGAGCGCGGATGATGACGGAGCCGTCGCCTGCCCCGGTGGATTTAATTTCCCAGCCGAAGTTTGCTTTGGCCCACTCAAGTGCTTGCGCGTTGTTACCTTTGACTCGCTCCACAGCTATTTCGCGGATCATCTGCGCCAACTGCTTGGCGTTTTCCTCTTGCATTTTTAACTGAGCCTTGAAGGTTTCCTCGTTGACCTTAGCCGAAGCCGCGCTTTGCTGCTGGCGGTAAGTGCCATCAAACCCCAGTCGTGCAGCGTCAGTTACCTCTCTGGCCGACTGGCCTTCCTTGGTCTTGCGACCGTTGACGATGATGTCGAACTTGCCATCTGTGCGAGGCTGGATACCAATGGGCACCCCGGCGTACTGCGACCACACAGCGGCGAGACGGCGCGGATCGTTGGCAAGCGTAAACTCTTGCAGACCCTGCATCCCTTGGAGGTAGGTCATACCGTTGTCGAGTTCCATCAGCTTGGCACGCGCCTCCATGAACTGCGCACCCATACCAGCACGTTGGAACATACCAGCCAGACGTTCCACTTCCCCACGCTGCTGCATGGCCCGCTGCATGTCGAGCGGAATAGCGTCCCGGTTAGCGAGGTAATACTCCGAGATGCCACTGACCTCCACACGGAACGGTTCCCCAGCGGCGGGGGCAGGAGCAGCAGCAGGAGCAGCAGGGGTAGCGCCGGGGGCAGCAGCAGCAGCAGTAGCCGGAGTTGCACTAGGGGTTAACCCGGATAGGATGTCCCCGATGGGTTTGGACATAGCTGCCCGGCCCCCTGCCGAGGTCGCGCCCTTGTAGCGCATCAAGGCTTCTTCGACGTTGCCACCAGACTGCTGAACCATCTGCGAGAACAGTTGCGCGGCGAACGGGATAGCCGTGTTGGGGTTGAGCATCTGCTCCCGCGACAACCCGTGGACGGCGGCGATCTGCGCAACGCCCAGACCGAACTTCTCACCGCGAGGCGAGACAGCCGTGGGGTTGAACGACGACTCGGTGCCGATGAGCCGCTTGAAGACCACGGGGTCAATGCCGTACTGAACCGCGCTCTGCTGGATGATGGCGTCGTAGGGCGTGACCTTGTTGTCGTAGGACAGCGCCCGCTTGGTGGGCTGCGCAGGGGCAGTCGGTTCAGTTGGGACGTTCTTGCGCTGGAGTTCGGCAAACCGCTCCTGCTCAGTCATCGGCACAGTCTCTTGACGCGCAACTTCTGGGGCAGCGAAACGGCGCAGACGTTCCTGCTGGAGGAGCGCCATGTTCTGTGGGCCAGTCATACCGGCAGGTGGGGTAAACCCTGCGGGGCTTTGGTACGGGCGATCACTCAACACCAAACCGCTGCGGGCCAGACGCGCCGACTCCGCTGCCGACTGATCAGGCGCTCCGGGGCGGGCTTGAGGGGTCATCGTGGACACAGGTGCAGCAGGTGCAGCAGGTGCCGCAGGTGCAGCGGGGGGTTCGATGAACCGGACGGGTAACTCGCCACCGGGTGCGAACTGCGGCACGGGAGCAGCGGTAGGCATGGGCGCACGCAGCATTTCCTGACGCAGTTGGTCAAGCCGGTTCTGCTCCTCAATCTTTAGCTGGTTTTGTTGGGCGACACGTTCAGCTTCTTCAGCCGTCCGCATACTGCGCCCGACCACCCCTGCGCCGCCAAGAAGTTGTCCAATGTTCATGTCGATCTCCGATCAGCCACGCGAGCGAGGGTTAGAAGTCAGGGAGCCGAACAAGTCGCCGATGTCCTGCTGCGTCTGGCGCTGTCGAGTGGCGGCGCTGGTGTACGCATTCTGCAAACCACTGTAGTTCACCGACGGACCAGATGTTGGCATTAGCGAGAGTCCAGCCTGCTGTGTCTGGAGGCGCGGGCTGATCGCCGACTGGAAGCCCGTGTCATATGCGGTGCCTGTGCGGCGACCGGACTCAATGTCGAACCGACGGGCTTCGGACTCGCGGCGGTCGCCTGTCAGACCACGCAGACCAGCGCGTTTTGCGACGGCCCCTTGGGTCTGGGCGCGGCGGGCGCTTTGCAGGCCGAAGTACTCGGGGTCGAAATACTTGGATTCACCTGCGAGATTCTGCGCTTGCTCCAACCGCTGGTTGAACAGGGCTTGGTTGGTCTGTTGCAACTGGCGCAACTCCTCGGTCTGCTGCGACAACAGGGCTTCTTCCTCGGACGACAGACCGGAGCCAGCCAGCGCGGAGCCAGCCAACATACCAGCAGCACGGAGCGTAAAATCGGCACGTCCGGCGGGGCTTGTGAGTTTGGCCCTGAGCGCTTCGCTGTAAGTCTGGGGAGCGCCAGCGGTGCCAGCGGCTGCGGTTGTACCAGCAGCGGGGAGTTGTGCGGTGGGTACCGACATCGCGCCCGACAGACCGGAGGTGTCCAGTCCAGCAGATGCTGGAGTCTGCGCAGCTTGTGCGGTGTACGTGGGGTCAGCAGTCGTGTACCCCTGCTGTGCGTTCATCACCGCAATTTGATCCATTGGAATGGTTGAAGCAAGGTACGCCTGATCCACCCCTGTGAATCCTTGGGATGCGTTCAGCGCAGCGATGGGATCAGCCGTGGCATTTGCTGCGGTTATCGCAGATTGCGGTACCGCCGACGTGGGAGCCGCCGTGTATCCAGCAACACCGCCGCTGATACCGCCCATGAGCGCACTTCGCCCGATGTCCTCCCCGAGCACGGCACCCTTGGCCGCACCCAGACCAGCGCCCACAA